TAAACCAGTGCATGTAAACAGCTGGTATTGTATAGCGCATCGTTCACGTACGGAAATACCTCGCTACTCATGCGCTGGGTTTCGCTTACCGCTATGCCGTCGAAATACTTATTAAGTCCCAGGCGGGTAAGCATTTCGGCAATTTGTACGGTAATACGTTTCTGCCCGGTAAAACTGTACATGGCGCTAGTAAGGTCCAGCTTATAAAAGCCATCGCTGGCCACCATAGTAATAAACCGCGTGCCGTTAATTACTTCGACGGTCCCGGCACTTGGGGTAATTACTCCGGCCCACTCTTTAGATAGGCCTTTGTAAAGGTGTACGTAAAAAATGCCTTTGCTGTCTTGTAATACCTGCTCTAGGGCTGTGCCGAATAAGATACCCGTAAGCTGCGCGGTGAACTCGAAGCGGCTAGGTACAATGCCTGGCACGTACGCATCGTTCCCCTCGTACGTTACTTCCCAGCTCGCGGTCGTAAACTCGAACGGGTTATATGCGATATCGTCGGTATCTGCGAAGATTTTAATCGTGTAGCCTTTGCTGTACGAAAAGGCAAAGCTTTGAACTGCCATTAATTCGAACCGGTTAAAAAGGTTGCGCGGCGCTTTTGGGTAAGGTCGATGTCGAAGCCTTTAAGGGTTCCCACCAGTTCAATTACGCCGCCTTCGCCAAAGATGCTGCCTAGTCCGGTTCCACCTGCAATGCCTTTAAACGCCTTGGCAAATGACATGTTTGGCACTAGTGCGCTCATAATTGCCGCCAGTGCCGCGGTTACGCCTAGGGCTACTAGCATTTGCGTAATGTATGCCTTTAGGGCGTTCTTCATTTCCTCGAAGAAACTGGTACCGTTTTGCAAAGCCGCATTAAACGAGCTTACGAAAATGTACCCGAACTCGGCACCTACCTGGTTAAGTAGTGCCATTTCGGCGTTATAGCGCTCCAAACTCGTTACGATGGCGTTGGCCGCTTGGCCCGTGTCCTGCATACTTGGAATCGTGGACGAGCGCAGTACCTCGCCAGCGCGCAGGCTGACGGTACCAAAGCTGTGCATTTCCTTTTTGGCTAGGGTAATCTTTTCGAGCGTAGGCGGGCTAAATACTTTGGCCGCTGGTTCGGTCAGCGCCTTAATGCGTGCCGAAACCGCGTCAATTTGCCCGCGTAACTCTTTAAAGCGTGCGCTTCCAATGCCTACGTTTTCCAGCTCCGCGTTAAACGCTGCGAGCTGCGCGCGCATATTGGCTAGCGTGTTTTCGCTAAAGTTGCCAAAATTTAAAGCCGCTGGCCCGGCTGGACGGTTGGGCTCGCTAGCCCCTACACTTGTGCTAGGTGTTAGGGAAGTTATAAGGCTTTGCCCGGTTAGGAGCTGGCCAAAGATTTCAGCAATGGCAAGGCCAGTGCGTGAAATCCACTGTCCGGTTTCTGCCTTAAAATTTGCCCATATTGTGTTTACGCGCTGGAGCTTGTCGGCGGCGGTGTCCGCTGATTCGCCCATAAGTCGCAGCTGTTCGCTTGCGATTTGGCCCACGGCGCGGCTTACCTCGCCAATACTTGCGGCTTCAACGCTTACGCCGTTAAGCTTTTCGCGTAGGGCTGTGGCACTAATTCCAAGGTTATCAAGGATTAACGGCGACTTACGGCCAATACCGGTAACGATAGAATCTACTAGGTAGTCAACCTCTTGACCGGTTTCTTGTGCGCGACGCGTGGCAAAGTTGAGCAGTTGCCCCATTTCGCCAATACCGATACCGAACGTGCCGGCCTTGGTGGCGGTCTTCATTAACTCCAGGTCGCTGACAAGTCCGCGCGTGGACTGGCGAAGCTGCTCTAGGTTTGCTTCACCTCCGAAGCGTGCAAAGCCCTGGCTTACTTTGGTGAGCTGGTCGCCCAAACGCATGGCCTCAATGGCGAACGCTTGGACGTGCCCGACGACGAAAGCGGCGCCTATGGCTTTTCCTAAATTGTCAAAAAGCCCAGCGGTTTCTTTGAGCTTGGCATCCACTTGCTGTATGCCACGGCGGAACTCGCTTGGGTCTAGCCCAAATATTACCTTACTGGTTACGTCGTTCGCCATAGCTCCTTAATAGTGCCCGTAGGCTGCTTTCTTTATTCTCGTCTTCAAATTTAAGTAGGTCCGTTTCCGTTACTACTTTTTTGGTGCTTTTCCCGCTTATGTTGACGATTACCGCGGCTAGCCAACGGGACCGGCGCCACTCGTCTTTTTCTCGCTCTACGCCGTGTTTTATTACGGCTTCGAGCTGGTCTTTGGTTAACGTCTTCGCTTCGCTGGGCGAAATGCCCAAACGTCCCACCAGCTGACCCAATACGTCTATTGGGCCGCCGGCTGGGAAAAAGGGCCGTTAAGCCGCTGGGTAAGTTCGGAAATATCCCAGGCCCCTGCCATGGCTTTGAACTCGTCGAAGCTTGGGCGGTCGCTGACGTTCCAAAATTCTTGAGAGTAAAGCATGGCTAGCATGTCTGCTAGGCCTAGATTCCCCATGTCGGTAACGGTTTTTCCCGTAACCTCTTCAAATAAAAGCGCTGCCCCCAGCGTAAACTTTTTCCCTTCCATCGCTATTTATTTTTTAGTTTGTTCCTACCGTGAATGTTCCGGTTCCGTTCAGCGTGAAGCTGACCGATCCGTTGTCTTTGTCCGGTGCAGAAACCGAAAGCTGCGTGAGAATCGCGTCGCCTTCGATTTTGGTTTCGCCAGTTACGGGCGTAACAGTTCCGGCAGCCACTTGCGTGATGCGAAGCTTAACAATGTCGCCCACCTTTGCGTAAAGCTCGTCGGGGTTCCACTTGCTAGCGTCGTCGTCGCCGAGCATAGTTGTACCGCTTACGCTCCAGGTTTTAGCGCTGGTAACGTAGGTGCGGAATACCGCTACGTCCTTTGACGTGGTTTCGCGGGTTTCCGCGTTCATTTCGAAGCTGCACTCTGTTTCTTCGGCGAAAGCCTTATAAGTAGTACCGCCGTCAGCTGATAAAAATAGACGGACTTCGCCGCCGCTAATTGTAGCCATTTTAGTAATTGATTAGGAATGTAAAATCGGCGGCAAGTATTACCGCTTCGTCGTCTTCATTATAGAACATTTGTAGCCCTTCCATGTAGGCAAGGGTGAAAGTCGTTTCGGCTGCAACGCCTAAAGTTTCTGCCGCGCAATCCTCGCCTTCAATGCTACCGCTGTCGCTGTTGACGTAATCCACGTACATAGGAATTACGCGTGGGTAGTGCTGTAAGTTGTGGCGAATCTGCGAAAGTTGCGCCTGGGCTGTGTCCGCGTCGGCGTAGTGCATAAAAAGCGTAGCGGCTACGCGCTCGGCCTTGTACTGGTCTTTGGTTTCGCTAACCTCTAAACCGTTGACCTGCAATACGATAAAATCCATGGCTACGCCCTGGGGGGCTGCATAAGCGTAAACCGGCGTACTTGTCGACGCCTGGACCGCTTCGTGGATGTATTGTAAGTAGTTCAACGCAGGTGGTCTTTAATACGCTTCTGTACAAAGTTAGTAATTTTTTGCGCTGCCTTTTCGGGTATGCCGCTACCGTCTACCGCTTTGTCTATAAATCGTTTAGCTGGGAAATGGTTATCCTTACGGCCCATAAGCTGCCAGGGTGCGTAATATGCCCCTCTTTTGCGCTTTGAGCGTAGACCGACTACTACGTAAGCCTTTACCGTTCCTTTGTTTGCAAACGCTCCGATACTTTGGTAAAGGTTCATAAAAGAGCCTTTGTCGCTGCGCTTGGCTGTTTCGCCACTGCGCACCTTGTAACGAGCCTTCGCCTGGACGTCATTATAGGCTTCCTGCCGGGCTTTCTCTACTAGGGGCTGTGCTTCCTGCTTAAGTAGGTTTCGAAGCTCCCTAAAACGCAAATTTTCGGGAGTGCCCAAACTTTTAATGCGCTTCCGAAATTGGTCAAAATCTTCTACCCGTCCGCTTTCGCTCTTTAGATAGATTGTTTTACCGCGTGCCATTGTCGCGAAGACGCGTTTTGACAATAATAAAACGGCGGCGCCCTTCGGGCAGCACGCTAGTAATATCGTAATCCTCGCCGTTGTAGGTTAACTTCCACTTGGCCGCTACGCTGTTGGGAAATCGTAAACGCCACGTAACTACGCCGGCGCTTACCATTTGGTCGTATGGCATTGATTCGCTGCCTGCCTGGGGCAAAATGATACGCTCCGCGTAGTACGTACCCGCACTCGCCCAGGTTTTAATCACCTGGCCGCTGTTGTTTGGTACCGATGTCGGTTGGAACAGCTCTACGCGCAGGTCAAGCATTACGAAAAGTTTTGGCGGTAGCGGAACGCTAGGCGGTCAAAGAAACGATTTGTATTGTACGGCAAGTCGTCGCCGTAATCGTACCCGAATTTAACGCGTTGGTACAGCGCGTGCTTCACGTCTGCTGGCGGGTTAGTGTCGCCGCATGTGTAAATGATTACCATACGGGCTGGCGTTTCGTCCAGGCTAATAACCGTATTGATGAAATCGTAGTCGTCGTAAAGGGCCAGCACTGTGCTAGTGCCTTCCTCGTCGTAAGCTGTTACGCTTGTGATAGCCGTAACGGGACCGAGGGGCAGCGCGTATGACGCTGCACCCTCCGTGTCCACTCTTACGGTTGTAGCACCTAAACGGTAGCCGGTGTAGCTGTTAAACTCTTCTACCGCTGCGCTAAAAAGCATAGTCAGTAGCGCATCGTCTGCGCTACCGTCTACGCGGCAAAAGCTCTTCAATTCGGTAAGGTTTACCGAAATCGGGGTATAACTGCTAACCGTTACCATTGTTTAGATAGTGATGTCTTTCGCCAAAGCGAATGAAGCGTTACGCAGGATGGCTACGTCCATGAAGCGCTCAAGGTAGATTTCTACGATAGATGACTTCATGTTGGTGTATGGGTCTACCATAAGGGTAGCACCGCCCCAAAATCCTACTTGTACGTCAGACCAGTTACCGAAGACCATACCGTACTCGTCGGGAGTAGCCGTGTAGTTAACTGGAGAAAGGGTAGTCGAAAGGATGTTATAACCGTTGGCAGTTTGAACTGGGTTCAGCATACCCTCAACGAGGAAGCGACCGCTACCTGCGTCAAGCTTGGTTTGCTTCAATTTAGCCAAAACAGCTGGGTGCGTAACGTAGGCAAGATTACCTTCGAGAGCGTCGGCGTTAGCCAAGGCTGATTCGAAAGCGATCAAGTCGGCGTAGTCGATTGCACCGATGGTGAGCTTTTGAGCGTCCAAAGCGGTGTACACACCGGTAGGCTGGTTGTTGGTTCCAGTTCCGTTAAGGATTACTGACTCCATGCCCTTGTTAAATGAGCGGTTCAGCTGGTTGATGATACGCTGCTCAATACCCTGGCTGTACTCTTGGCGGAGAAGCTGGTTTGACATTGCGGCAGTGATTACGGCACGCTTGGGGCTCATGTTTACGTTATCGAACGTGATATCCTGCGCGCTGTCGGTTCCGGTTTCTGTCTTCCAGTTAAGGTCGTAAGCTGCGGTTTGACGTGGGAACGATACGTTACCTACGAGGTTTTCAGCTACCGAAACTTGCTGCAAAAGCGGGGTGTTAGGGTACAAAAAGTCAACGTAACGGCCTGGCTGGGTGAATACCAAATCGCCACCCAGGTTTCCGGCAGTTCCGCCAGTTACTGATTGCGTACGCTTGGT